GTGACCATCGTTGCCTCGGAAGAAATCTATGCCGACTCGCCGGTACTGAAATGCGCGGGCGATATTATTGATAACGCGGGCAGTAATACCACTACCCTGAAAAATTTGCGCGATACCTACAACGGGCACAATCATGTTGTGAAAAATGTGCAGAGCGGCAGTTCATCACCGACCAGTGAAAAACCGGGGGAGCAGGTTTAATGACAGACATAACAACGCTCTGGAACGCGGAACAATCCGTCGGGGATTGGGTTGAGGCGTCAGGCGACCTGCAGGAGGGCAACGATCTCGACACAGCCATCCTGATCAGCCTCTTTACCGACCGGCTGGCGCGGGAAGACGATGAATATGATGGAGAGGACCGGCGCGGGTGGTGGGGTGATATTGAACAGGAATACCCGATTGGTTCCAGGCTTTGGCTTCTTCGCCGCCAAAAGCTTACGGTGGCCACGGCTAATAAGGCAGAAAGTTATGCCTCGGAGGCCCTGAAGTGGCTCATCGATGACGGCGTAGTTGCGGGTATTACCCCGGTCACCCAGATAGTGTATCCGAACCGCCTCAACCTTATTATCACTTACGAAAAACCGGGACAAAGCGCGGTATCAAAACGCTACTTCTGGGTCTGGGAGTCTTAACGATGCCATATAATAGGCCAACGCTCAGTGAATTGCGTGCGCGTAACCTCGCCGCCATTGAATCAGAATTAAAAGGGGTGGGTACTCCGCTACGATTTTCAAACCTCAATATTCTTGGAAGTGCTAATGCCGGGTTAACGTATCTGCATTACGGTTATCTTGACTGGATAGCAAAACAGTCTGTGCCCTGGAGTGCTACAGACGAAAATTTGGCGGGGTGGGCGGCTTTAAAAAGCGTGACGCAAAAAGCCGCAAACGCAGGGACTAACAACGCAACTATTTTCACCGGAATGGCAGGGAAAACCGTTCCGGCAGGCACGGTTTTGAACCGTGGGGATGGTTATCAGTACACAGTCAGCACCGACGTTTCGATTAGTTCGGCAGGCAGCGGGACCGGATCTATAACTGCCGTATTGCCCGATCCTAACGATGACCCTACTGGCGGGGGCGCCGCAGGTAATACAGCTGCGGGCACATTACTTTCTCTGGACATCAGCATTGCAGGCGTTGACTCGGTTGTTACGGTCAGTACGGCGATCACGAACGGTGCTGATATTGAAACTGAAGACTCTTTCCGTTCCCGGATGCTTCTGGCTTACCAGAATACTCCACAAGGCGGAAACGATGATGATTATGAGTCCTGGGCACTTGCCGTTACGGGGGTAACACGTGCGTGGACGGTACGCCGCCTGATGGGCGCCGGGACCGTGGGCGTGTACATCATGATTGATGACAACGACACGTCAAACCATGGATTCCCGGTCGGGACAGATGGGATATCGGAACTTGATAACTGGTCAGCCGTGAAAGCGACTGGAGACCAGGGAAGGGTAGCTGATGCTATATATCCGCAGCAACCCGTTACTTCGCTGGTTTATGTGTGCTCACCCGTGCAGAAAGTCGTTAATTTTATCATCAATGGTATTTCATCCGTGGGCAGCTCTGTAACAGCGGCGATAGCAACTGCCATTGACGGTGTTTTATTTGAATCCGGTAACCCTCAGGGGTCCACGATATTGCTTTCTGATCTGCTTATTGCAATCAGTAATGTCAGCGGTACCAGCGGCTTTATCCTGACGTCTCCGTCGGCAAATATCCCGACTGCCACGGGTGAACTTCCGGTAAGGGGGACGGTGACTTACACATGAGCCGGTTCAGCACAGCAGACTACACTGCAGCACTGCAAGAATTGTTTCCAACTGGCCTTGTTTGGCCACGCAAAATAGACGGTATTCAGACTGCCGTTTGCCGGGCGCTGGCGCAGTCGTATCAACAAAGCGATGACGCGGCTGCTGCGCTGCTGGTCGGCGCATTTCCTGCTACTGCAACCATCATGCTCAGTGACTGGGAAAAAACACTCGGCCTGCCGGATGATTGCGCGATCGGAGAGAATGACAGCATTGCTCTCAGGCAAAAGGCGGTAATTGCCAGACTATTTAGCACTGGAGGGCAGTCAGCAGCCTATTTTATAGGTGTGGCAAAAGCATTGGGGTATGACATCACGATCACTGTTTTCAGGCAAGCACGGGCGTGGATGTCGGTATGTGGTGACCCACTGAACGGCGGGGACTGGCCCTTTACCTGGTTGGTCACCGCGCCACAAACGACAATTAGTTATGCGGCAGCAGGGCACTCTTACTGTGGTGATCCACTTCGTTCATGGGGTAATCGCCGCCTTGAGTGTCGTCTTAGCTCTCTAGCTCCTTCTCATACCATCGTGAAATTCGGCTACACCTTTTAATTATCTCATTTAAAAATCATTTAGCGCCTTTACTGGCGAGGATTTCCTATGCAAAAAATTGGTGATATCACACCTACGGCAGATGCCAACGGTGAATGGACAAACGGTAATGTGGCTGGTGGTACCCCGCCTACATTAATCGATGCCAAGTGGTTGAATACTATCCAACGGGAGCTCATTAATATTCTCGCGGTGACCGGTGTTACTACAGACCCAACAAAAGACAATCAGGTGATGTCCTCACTGGCGGGATATTTTCTACAAAACTTGAATAATCTTTCAGAAATAAAAACCGCCGGTGCTAATGCTCAGGGAGCTGCAAGAACAAATATAGGCGCTGCCGCGCTTACTGGATTGGCTACTCAACTTTTCTCGGTTGCTGCCGCAACCGGAGACAATCATGCAGTTAATCTAAAGCAGTTGACCGCGGCGATCACTGCGCTGTCATTAGGTAGCGCATCAACCAGGGCGGTTGGCACCGGGGCAAATCAGATCCCTGACATGTCTTCCTTTACATTCTCAGGCACGTTTGGCGGATGGGTTGCCAAATTCCCTCAAGGTTTAATTATTCAAGGGGGTGTCACTGCGCCGATAACATCCGCGCCATACGACACGGGGTTTGCATTCCCGATCCCTTTCCCTAATCAGGTACTGAATATTTGGGATTTCAATATTGCGCCTGCTGGCGGCTCGCAAAAAGTGGAGTGGTCATTCAATAACCCTTCACTGCTCGGCGGTAGTGTTCGGGCAATTGGTGTGATGGTACAAGGGTCTGCAAGTATTAACAGTCCGTTTTCTGGACTTACATGTGGTTGGGTAGCAATAGGACGATAATATGAGCGAAATTTATTACTTTTCAGCAGTTAACAATTCCTTTTACTTTGGCTCTATGGAAAGTTCATATGGCGATTCATGGCCGCATGATCTTATAGAGGCCAGTACAGAGACCTTTAATGAATTTGTTGCACCAAGGGCGGGGAAAATTCGAATCGTTGGTAATGATGGCATGCCAGCGTGGGGGGATTTACCGGCACTCACGCCTGAGCAAGTTATTGCCAGTGCGAGGGCTACGCAGCAAGAGCTTATAAACAATGCGAATGTTATTACGGCCGATTGGAGAACTGAGTTGGCGCTGGATATTATCAGCGATGATGACAAGGTGTCCTTAACCGCTTGGATGCAGTACATCAAGGCCGTCAAAGCTGTTGATGTGACTCAACTGCCAGTAACATTCCCCGATCCGCCTAAATAATTTTCTTTCCTTCCCGATCAGCACCATAACGGCTACTTATAAACTCTAGCTTCCCAACATCCAAAAAGCATGATTATACTGTATGCATGACCAGTATTTATGGATGTGCACTATGAAACTATTCCACCCAATACCAGACCCGATAAAGCTCCTCATACCTTTATTTCAAGATAAAGTGCAGGCTGGATTTCCTTCACCTGCACAAGATTACATAGAAAAAGGGATTGATTTAAATGCGCTTTGTGTAAGCCACCCGGCAGCTACGTACTTTGTCAGAGCTACGGGGATGAGTATGGTTGATGCTGGAATTCACGAAGGCTCAATGCTCGTTGTTGATCGCAGCCTCCAGGCGAAGCATGGTGACATAATTATCGCTTCGGTTGCGGGTGAGTACACTGTAAAACGACTCTGTACCCACCCAGTCTTTCAGCTAGTCCCCATGAACCCTGATTTTCCGCCTATCGTTCTGCATGATGGAGGAGATGAACTAGAAGTATTCGGTGTCGTCACTTTCAGTATTAACGGGTTTCAGTGATGTTTGCCTTGGCAGATGTGAACAGCTTCTATGCCAGTTGTGAGACTGTGTTCAGGCCGGATTTGAAAGGGCGACCAGTAGTAGTTTTAAGCAACAATGATGGCTGTGTAATAGCCAGGAATGCCGAAGCAAAATTACTGGGCGTTCCAATGGGTGCTCCGTATTTCAAAATACGGGCTCAGTTTGAACGGCAAAATATAGTTACCTTCAGCAGCAACTATGCCCTGTATGCGGATATGTCTAACCGGGTAATGACTGTTTTAGAAGAAATGTCACCTGGTGTTGAAATATATTCGATTGACGAGGCATTCATTGATTTACAAGGAGTTAGGAACTGTAAAAGCTTAGAGGAATTTGGTCGAGAGATGAGAGCGAAAGTTTTACTGTGGACGGGGCTGACGGTCGGGGTGGGTATTGGACCGACGAAAACGCTGGCTAAGCTAGCCAATCATGCCGCCAAAAAATGGACAAAAACAGAGGGGGTCGTTGATCTTTCTCTATTAGCCAGACAGAGAAAATTGATGACCCTCGTTGATGTTAGCGATGTCTGGGGCGTTGGCCGCCGCATATCAAAAAAACTCAGTGATATGGGTATTAAAACTGCACTACAGCTTGCTGATGCCCCGAAAGCACTCATTAGAAAGCATTTCAGCGTAGTCCTGGAACGTACTGTTCGGGAATTGTGCGGTGAACCATGTCTCGAACTAGAGGAGTTTGCACCAACGAAACAGCAGATCATCTGCTCACGTTCATTCGGTGACAGGGTGAGTGAGTATGAATTGATGCGTGAAGCTATTTGTAGCCATGCTGCACGAGCTGCAGAGAAGTTGCGCGGTGAACATCAATTCTGCCGGCACATTTCAGCATTCGTTAAAACCAGCCCGTTTGCCGAAAATGAAATCTATTATAGCCAAACCGCTGGAACGATAATTCAGACTCCGACACAAGACAGCCGCGATATTGTTGCCGTAGCGACAGAGTGCCTTGATACGATCTGGCAGGATGGCCACCGGTTTCAAAAGTGCGGCGTAATGCTTGGTGATTTTTATAGCCAGGGTGTTGCACAACTCGGGTTGTTTGACGAATACAAACCGCGCTCTAACAGTGAGCAGCTGATGGCCGTCCTCGATGGTATTAACCACAGCGGAAAAGGGCGGGTATGGTTTGCTGGCCAGGGAATACAAAAGAGTTGGGAAATGAAACGCCAGATGCTTTCACCCGCTTATACAACGCGATTTGCAGATCTGATGAAAGTTATACTCTGAGAAAAGTGGATGTGCATCCTAAAAACCCATTAAAAGATATAATTTCATCGCCTTGGATAAAGGGGTAGTGTTCCGATGTATGAGTAGTTATGGCGGAGGGGAAGATAGTCAGTGTCGAAACTATCATTACTCACATCGAGAGGAAGCAGCAACAAGTGAGCGACGATGAATACAAGCGGACGTTGCATCAGGTTGTCGATTTACTGATACGGAGCTCTTAAAAAAAAAGCCCGCGTTAACGGCGGGCAAAATCTCATAGAAATCAACATTACTTGTACTGGAGAATGTTATTCATTCCTTCCAATTTAAAGAGTAGCCGAACGTTTAAAAGACGCAATTTTTTGCGTAAAAAAAGCCCGCACAATGACGGGCAAAAATTTAATTTATTCTTTCGTGCTTTGGATGGGATAGAACGGTGAAATAATAGCGTCATAAATCATTTCCCATTAGGAAGATAGCCGTGCATCAGTGGTCATGTTTGAACCATGGAGTGGAAGGTTAGGATAAGCAAAAAAAAGCCCGCTGTGTAGGCGGGCGATAGTAGGTAAGTATTCATGGAGATGGCCTATCTGCTGCTCTTGTGTCAGCTGATTTAATCGTAGCGTAGGCCGTAGAATTTTCAAGATGCCAAACACAAATAACCCGGTTCGGTGGCCGAGTTATTTTTTAGGCTTGCTCTTTTTCTTTTCATCCTTCTTTTTTGCATCGGAAGGGAAAAGATTGCGGAATCGCTACTCTAATATTTATGATGAGAGGGCTGTCAGTCCACACCCCTGTGATACAGCTCCATAAACCAGCCGCCACTCACGGCACTGGCTTGCTGTCTAATGGGGAACGCATAGCAACGGCGCTGTGATTGTGTTTGCAATGTCCTAACACCCAATGCGAATGCATTTTTAAAGCATGATGTATCTCATTACTCCCAGGCGTTACCGTGAGGTAAATGAGAAACAAGCAAAAAATAATGATAATGCCGATGAGCGCATATCGCATCGTTAATCCATTGGTGGGACATGTAAGTAATGGTAAAATTTGAAGGTAATTATAACGAAATCCTTACAATAAGAATACTGGGGAATGAATCAGGGGAAGGGTGTAGCAAACCGGCCAGCGCATTCAACCATGAGGCCTCTGACCGGCTGTTGTCATGACGTAAAAAATATAATTTTGGCTGTTTTGGGTGTCAATAATTGTAACGCACTTCACTGATCCGGCTGAAACCAATCATCAGCAGACTCCCACGTTTCCTGCAGCATCACGTCAATCATTTCTTTGTCGTGAGTAGTCCCGCCCATTACCGACATCCCATCGCTTCCAGCTCTGCGAACGCTGAACGTGGCTCCAGGGTAATTCTCCTCGAGTCTTTTACCGAACTCCACTGCGAAAGCTTCTACTGCGCCTTCAGGCAATTTCTTGGTCTTATCAATCAGCAATTCAACGCGCATAAATCCCCCTTATTCCACACCCAGCCAGTTACCGGCATCTTCAAACATCTCTTCAACTATTCCGGCCAGAACCGCCTTCTGAGCTTTGCTGGCATCGGTATTGATGCTGCTGTTCGTCACCATCGGCTTAACTTTCACTTCTGCATCAGGAAAGGTACCACGAACCCGCTTAGTCAGTTCTTCCAGGTGGCGTTCGGCACGCCGGCCATATTTCTTTTGTCGTAAATCAGCTCAACGAACATAAATCACCTCAGTCTAAAAATGTGGTACTGGTGCCGGAGTCTTCAATTTCAGCCTCGATATACTGAACTCGCTTCTGCAGTTCAGCGATCAGCTTCTTGGCTTCGTTCAGGCGGATCATCACTTGCTGGTCAGGGTAAATTTCGGCTTTAAAGCCGGAGATACATGACAGCGTGTCTACGAAAGAGGCTTTCAGAAGGATGAACTCACCGAAAGCACTGTGTGCTGTCTGAAAGTCGGTCAGCAATCGCATACCGCTAAACTCGTCTTTGTTTTTCAT